AAGCTCAGGATCATTGCGGTGCAGCCACACGCCGTAGCGCTGATCCAAACGCCAGATTTCGCGCGGCAAGTAGCCAAGATTGTAATATGCGCAGCACAAGATCTTCTCCACACCGCCGCCGCCTGCCGAGCCGCCCTCCACATCCTTGCCACCCTTGAAAGTGTATGACCCATCGCCTGATGGCGTTAGAGCGTATATGTTTGAGCCAGACGGCGCTTTGCCGACAATGGGGGCGGTGTCAACGCCGACAATCGGCCTCCCAGCGCCACCAAACGGATCAAGACCCATGTTTGCCTCGGCTTCTATTTGCGCTGGGCTTGGGGCAACCGAAATCGGCGGCTGTGGGGCAGGGGCGCTGATGGCAATCGGCCTTCCAGCGCCGCCAAACGGATCAAGACCCATGTTTGCTTCAGCCTCTATTTGCGCGGCACTTGGGCCGTCTGGATCGTTAAACCCAATGGCACCGCCCGCAAACATCGGGTCGTTTATGCTTACGGGAGACATGCCCGCCGCCGCCATGATCTTCTCACCTGTTGACGGCAAAATGCCAAGCGCCTCGCCAGCGGCACCGATAAAGCCGCCGCCCGCCAAGAAGTTTCCAATATTCCCCGCAACGCTTTCGGGGGTGCCGACTATGACATTGCCCTGCGCGTCAATCGGGAAACCAGCCGCGTTGATCTTGCCCTGCTGGAACATAATCTCATCAGCGGTCTGCCAGTTATCAGACCCACGGCCCATGCGGGTCGCGTGAAACTGCATGGCGTTATCTCTGTCTGACGGCGATGCGTTGGGGTTCATCGTCATCGGGCCGGAATATTCGCCGGATTCTGCCTGCGCAATCGCCAGCTCGTTTTGACGTTGACGCTCACGCTCCTGCGCGCCTGTCATATATTGGCCATAGTCAACGGGCTGCTGCACGCGTGATCCGACTTGGCCGGTCACGGGGTCGATGAAGAAGCTGTCGATAAACTCTTTCTGCGCTGGGCGTCTTGCTGCAAGCTCGGCGACAGATTGCTCGTACATTGGCGCGGCGCTATAACCCATCACGCCGCCCGCATATTGCGTTGGCGGGGCCATGCCGCCCATGACGTCTGCCTGAGCCGTCGGAGATGCTAATCCAAACGCGGATGCAACGTCAGCGGTCTGCTGGAAGCCAGCCTGCTGGAATGGCGTAAATGCGGCAACATCTGGCCCGTAATACGGCGTGAAGCCGATCTGGCTGATGCCTTCCGCTTTGGCCAAGTTACGGCGCGCCGCCTCTTCAATGTATTCTGGGATCGTAACTGATGACGTTGTTGACCCGCCCTTGCCGCCTGACATTATTCAAACTCCTTCACATATGAAGCATGCAGTGGCGTCCAGCCATGCGCCTTCAGTGGTTTCTTCCAGCCAAACCGGCCCGTCATGGTCAACGCAGAGCATCCTTGCGCTTTTGCCCATGCTATCACATCTTCATGCATTTCTAAAATCTGATCCAACTCGCCGCCGCCAAGAAACACGTTTAAAACTTTCTTTCTCGGATATACCACTATTTCGGTCACTATGCACCCCCTCGGCGTAGGCCAGAGCTGCATCGTTCCCTTGTATATACCTTCGGCCACGTCGATGAAGTCATGCGTGCCGCCGGAATACTCCAAAGCGGCTTCAATCCATGGGCGGCATCTTTCAAGCTCTTTATCCATGAAGCCTCACCATAGATATAGTTGCTGACGGCGTAGCGGGCGCAAATGCAGTTGCGGCCACTGCCTCTAAGTACCCGCTTGTACTGTCGGTAGCCCACATGACCTCTATGTAATCTCCTGCGGAAAGTTGCAGTATCGCTGACTTTGTAACGACAAGAGTTGATCCATTTTGGTGCAACGTGTTTTCCATTGCAGATTTGGCAACATCTGTGCCATTAATTCTAACCCAAAACCACATCCTAACAGTTGAGGCAGATGTTGAGGCCATTTGCATTGAATATGTCACAGAATATTGCCCAGCCTCGTCAACGACCAAACGCGAAGCTGGCGTGCCGTTCGTTATTCCTTCAGCTAAATCCTGAGTAAACGTCAGCGCGTATGCCGTATTTATTAATGCCGCCGTTTGATCTGTGCTGATAGTGCCATCGTAATGTCCATCTTCCAGAACAACTTGCCGCCACTCGCCGTTCTTGCTGACAACGGGGTATTCGTTTGTACGATCCCACATTATCACGCCGTCTTCTGCCGCGCTCTCGCCGCCCGTCTGCTGCACAAGCTGTGATCGCGTCTGGCCGAGGTAGAGCATCAGACGCCTGCCCCAAGCCATCCAGTCGTCGCCCCTCGGCTCTGGTGCGCGGTGCTGCTGCGTCATCTACGTCCACCCGCAACAGTGTCCAGCCGGTTTATGCCAACACGCCAGTCGGCAAGCCTTGCCCCGTCAACGCGCATACGCACCTGACGGCCAGTGAAGCGCATGCTGGTGGGGTTGGACATGCTGAACGGCCCGTATGACCTCTCGGTGCCGTTGGGATAGAAACGCGTCTTAAACGTGGCGCTGACATCGCCCTGCGTCTTCTCGTCGGGGATCATCTCCGTCACGCTCACAACGTTATCGCCGGAGCCAAGCATAATGGGGCCAGTTTCCGCGAACGGCGTCAGGCCGCCATACTCGAAGCCGGTCTCATGCTCGTATATCTTATTGTCAGACGGGTCGGCCATCATGGGCTGACGGAATGTGCCTGCGTCTGTTCCCGCCGTACGCGATAGCGTACCGATCGACCATGTATTCTCGACGTAATTATATGCCACGTAGCGGTCGTTTTCTGTGGACGCGCTGGACGGGTAGAACCACCATATCTCGCCGTATTGGCCGTTTGACATGGCAAACGCCTTGCTGATTTGCGCGCGGTTGATGTCGTTGAAAACGTAGTCTGACACGTCGCTCTGGACCTCCTGCACGCCGCCGCCTGTGTAGGCGTAAAACGCATGCACGCCCATCCAGAAGCAGCCGACGTCCACGTTGGCGTATGCAAGTTTTGCCGCCAACCCGCAGGAAGAGCCGACGCGCTCAATGCCGTCGACGTATGGCGGGCCAATGTAGTTGGCGACATGCGCGTCACGCGTCGTCAGGATAAGCGTCTGGCCGCGCACAGAAACGCCCGCCATGATCTCGCCCTCGGTTTGCAGTTCAAGGTCGCCAGCCTCGTTTGTCGCGGCAGGCGTCCACGTCGTATTGTCTTCGCGGTCAGACCACTGGACAAGGCGCGGATTACCGCCAGCGCCGAGGCAGAACAGGAAGCGCTCTGCCGTGACGACGATGCTCTTGTTATTGACAGGCGCGTTGGCGACTTGCGCGGCGACCGCGCCGGTGTTTAGCTGCCACTCGTAAACCTTGCCGTCGTCTTCGTTATTGGCCAGCAGATACTGCCCCCACGCCTGCAGGTTCCACGCGGTGGCTGGCTGGATGCGTACAGTGTCTGGCCGCGCAACGCCGTATGCGTAGCTGCCAAACAAGCCGCCGCCGAAGCCGGTAAACGCTATGGCGTCTTCGCGGCCAGCAGTCAGGCCGACCGGCGTGATGTCGTATTGCGTGCTAGCGCTGTTGTAGACGTAAAGCTTATTATATGTGCCGGTGGCAATCCATCGGTCATTTGTGTTATCTGACCACGTAAGCATTCCGCGCGGCGTGGCGTTCGTGGCGGTGTTGGATCTTGTGCGCCAACCCTTGACCGGCTGCATCGTGCCGTCGATCCAGCGGATCAAGCTGGCATCGCGCCAGCGGCCCATGCTCTGCAAGTCGGTGCCGTTGCGGTAAACCCCAGCGGGTACATCTAATCTAATCAGGGCCATCGTTGCCTCGTTGGTGTTGCGCGCTTGCCGCAGTGTAACACATGACCATTTGATGCGCAAAAGGGCAGCGTTTTGCTGCCCCTCGCAATTTTGTTATGCTGCGCGGCTATTCCGCGTCAGGCTCAAGGGCGGCTTTCAGCTCGGCCATAAAGCCCTGCCTGCCCATCTGAAGCTGCACCAAGTTAAACTGCGCAGAGCCGATCTTCTGGTCTAGCGAGTTGATGTGATTTATGCACATCTTTGCAGTGTCGCTCAGTTGATCCTCAGTGTATTCCACATCGTCAATCGTAATGACCTTTTTGTCTTCAGTCACGTTGATCTCCTTTCAGGTTATGCTGCCCACGGTACTCCGTCAGCAGTCGTTGGATTAGCTATCGCATCAATCTGAGAAGCAATAGCAGCTTCTGTATCCTCTTGGGATACATGACCCCACACCCAGCCCTGAGCTTGAGCCTCAGTAATATCTGCATAAGG